CGAGACCTTCATGTACGGCAACTCGGTCAGCAACCCGTCGGCCTTTATGGGGCTGGCGAGCTTTTACAACACGATCAACCCCGCGACCGCGAAGAACGCCACCAACGTCATCAATGCTGGTGGAACCGGCGCGTCCAATACCTCGATCTGGCTATGTTGCTGGTCGCCTCGCACCCTCTACGGCGTCTATCCCGAGCGCTCGAAAGCCGGACTGACGATGGAGGACAAGGGTCAGACTGTCCCGGCCTACGACAGCCTCGGCAATCGCTTTGAGGCATACACGGTCTGGTTCCGCCAGCGCGTCGGGCTCTGCCCGCAAGATTGGCGCTATACGGTGCGGATCGCCAATATCGACACGACCGCAGCCGGCCTTGCCGGCCCGAATGCGCCCGACCTGTTCGCCCTGATGGCGGAGGCGGTGATCCTGCCGCCGGCACTCGGCAAGCTGTCGGGCATCAACCGCACCGATGCGCCGCGCGATCCCGGATCGAGCGTGCGGCCGGTCTGGTACTGTAACCGTACCTCGCGGCACTGGATGGACATCCAGTCGATGCGTAATCGCAACGTCCTACAGTCGATCAACGACTACGCCGGCAACCCGACAACCGGGTGGCGCGGTGTGCCGATCAAGATCGTCGATCAAATTCTCGTCACCGAATCCGCGCTGACCTAAAGGGCCATCCGCCAATGATGCTCGATGCAAGCTTAACCTTTGTCCCGGCAGGCGTGCCGGCCTCGATGGTGGTCGGCGGTGTCGCTACGACTCAACTTGGCCAGTGGATTGACCTGCTCGGTCAAGGGGTCGGAACCGCACCGATGAACATCATCGGCAATACCACGGTGTTTGGCGAAGATGTTGGGATCGGCATCTGGAAGCTCGATCTTCAGATTAACATCGGCACCGCGCCGCTCGGTGGCGACAACAACTTCGCCCTTCAGGGTGCGATCGATACCGGCTTGTCTGGCGGCTATCAGCCCGGCACGCCAGAGACATTTGCCGAGACCGGATCCAAGACCCCGGCGCAGTTGCCCGCCAATTCGGTGCTGCGTATGGCGATGCCGCCGACCCCGCCCGACATGCCGACTCCCCGGTTTATTCGTCTTGTTTCTGTCTCGTCTGCCGCCGTGACGGCTGGCACGGTAGCCGCCGCCTTCATGGTTCAAGGCCGCGACGATCTGCAGAACCGCTTTGCCGCGAATAATTATGTCGTACGCTAGCATAGGTTGTGGTCTAAAGTAGGCGGCCATGCTTTTGAGCCCACTCAATCGGATCGGTTGCTCCCTTGGAGCGATTGCAGCCTCTACAGAGGAGTTGCAGGTTTCCGATGTCGCAGGTGCCGCCGAGCAACAGCGGTTTGATGTGGTCGACCTCCATCTTCCTAGCTCTCTTGCCGCAATGGGCACACTTGCCTTTCTGATGATCAAACAAGACGGCGATCTCAGCGGACGATGCCTTGCCGCCATTGGCTCGCTGCCGACTGCGACGGTTCGCGTTGTGTGTGCGCTTATGGATCGCGTCGCGTTCAGGATGGGCCTTTCGCCAAGCGTCTTCGACCGCTCGCGCCTTCTCAGGGTTCTGTCGTCGCCATTCAGCCACGCGAGCATAGCTGCGCTCTCTGCGGCCGGGATCGTCTTTGTGTGCGTGATACCACTCCCTGTTGTGATGGTAAGTGCCTTTGTGACACTCGCGGCATTGGCGGCTGGACGTGTAGCGGGGGGCCAAATGGCCACGCTTGCACGGCTTTCCAGTAAAATAAAATCGGAGGTTAGAAGCCTTGGCTTCTTGGATCGAGACAATTTCCATGCGCGTATTTGTATCATGGCGCGCGGCACGGAGCTAGCCTGATGCCGGGGCACTCGAACCACGCGGGCGTGCCGCGCGAGGAATTTCTTGCGCGGGTGCGTGAAGGTAAGCGCCTTGCCGCCGAAAAGCGGGCGCAGGGGCTATTGCCGCCGATCGTCCGCAAGCGCCCGCCCGAAGTCCAAGAGGCGATCGAGGTAACGGAGCGGCCTGAGTTCAAGGCGGCGGTCGATGCCGCTGTCAAGCTCGCGATGCAATCCGTTGTGGCAAATTTGGCCCCAAGTGTGGCCGAGACGGCTGCGGCACAGATTTCCTCCTCTCCGACAGCAGGGATGTTTGATCCCCGCGCCTTGGCAATGGCCATTGCTGAGCTGACTGATCAGGGCACCGGGATGCAGCGCATCCCGGCGGAAATCACCGAAGCCCGTCGGATCGCGACGGCGCGGCTGCGCGCATTGCTGATTGAGGCGAATGCCGAAGGCGTGACCCCCATTTACAAGCTGGTGGCGAAGACGATTCTGCCGACGCCGGATGGCGAGACGCTGATCGAACCATTGCAGCGCGGTCGCGACAATCAGGTACGGGCAACAAAAGTTCGCTGGCCGCTAGTGCCGAACTTGGCAATGGAGCCGACCGACACTTATTCGGACTCAAATGGCCGAGTGATTGCCGGCGACTGGGCCGAGCGCATCATGGCGGCGTTCCGCGAGTCGATCGGCAACCAAGCGCCGGCAGAGGTTGGGGTCGATACCAACATTGGGTTGACCGATCAGGGCCATGTCGTGGTCGGGGGCGCAATTCAACAGCGCAAGGATCGCGCGGCCGAACGGCCAAATTTTGGCGCATTGGTGATCGATGAGGACGGCGAGGCGCTGCCGAACAATGGCGGCGGCCCGGCCTATACGGACGTGCGGGTGCTTGGCAGCATAGCGCCACCCGCGAGGCAGAACGGGTAGAGATGAATATCGCGACGGCTATCGTCATGGCGGCGGCGCTGATTGCGGGCGCGCTGGTGGTGCGCCCAGCCTGGACGCAATCGACCACGACGACGTTTGCGACTGCCTATGTGGTGACGACTTGCGGGACACCGCCGACGATGAACACGGCGGGCAATGGCTTTTCCTACACGGCAGACCACCAAGCGCCGCTGACGATGAACACCGGAGGGGCGTTGTGCGTAAATCAATAGCCGCAGGGTTTGGCGTCGGGCTGGCCTTTGCTGCCGGCATCGCGTTGGCGCAAGTCGGCACGATCGTCAGCTATGTAGGCTCGCCCTATATCCCGCTCGCGACCGGCGTGGCAGGCTATCAGAAGGCGTCGCCGACTTCGGGCACGATGACCTTTCAGAAGGGTCAGTCCGAGATGGTGATAGGTGGCAGCGGGACTATTACGGCGCTGACGATTGCGCTCAACCCCGCGCCCTACGACGGGCAGAAAAACTGCTTCTACACCAAGCCGGCGATTACGACGCTGACGATGAGCGCCACCCTGCCGACCGGCGTCACCCTGAATGATGGTGTCGCGTCCACCTCGGCGACAAGCCAGTACTGCTATCTCTACTCAGCCAGCAATAACGCTTGGGATCGGTCACACTGATGAAACATCTCGCCTTTCTCGCGGTCTTGCTGGCCTCAACGGCGGCTTTTGCGCAAACCGGCCCGGCGGTCACACCGATGCCGGGCGCGCCGATTGCGCCGGCAATGAACCAAGACGACGCCGTTATGTTCGCCCGCCACGGCGTTGGCAGCGTCCCGCCTGGTTATGCGCACCCCGGCATGCTGGGGGCTTTTTTGAATGAATCCGATGTTGTGCCGGTTACGGCGTTCGCGATTACGCCCGCCGACAACGTCTCGCTCTTGTTCCTCAATCCGGCTGGCACGCTCGCGACCGGCGCGATTACCTTCCCGGCGCATCCCGGCTCCGGTCAAGAGTTCTGCTGGCTTTCGTCGCAGACCCAATCGGCGGTCACGATGACGGCCAACACCGGGCAGACCGTTGTCGGGACGGCCGTGACGGCTGGCACCGCTGGAATCTCATACTGCTGGCGCTACATCGCGGCCACGAGCACCTGGTATCGCGTCCAGTAGGCCATGCCGAGCACGAGCCCTAAGCAAGCGAGGTTCATGGCGGCCGCTAGTCACGATCCCGACTTCGCGAAGAAGGCCGGGATTCCGCAGAGCGTCGCGAAAGATTTTAACCAGGCTGACGCCGGGACCGAGCAACTATCGGACGCTATGAAAAAGCCGCGGGTGCCCTACAAGCACAGCCGGGGGGCGGCGCAGTGATCAGCAGAGGTTGAGATGGCATTGCGTGATCGCTACAATCGGGGCCGCGGCAGCGAGCGTGCGGAAGAGCGCGCCGAAGGCGGAACCGGCGGCGCAGCCGAGGAAAAGCGCGAGGGCGAGTCCGAGCCGATGTCAGATGTGCGCGGCGGC